TTCTGTGAAAGTTTTTGATTTTTCCCAAAGTAATGGTCCAGCTACATATATCCAAGCTTTTTCGGTTTTTCCTCTTTTAAACTCAACATCAACTGTAGTTCTGATATAAAGTCCTCCATCTACATTTTCATATCTGTCGTAGTATTCTAAATCTTCATTATCTACATCAACCATTTCAACCACAGCTCCCTTTCCTTGAGGGTTTTTTATAATTGCTGGATATGAATGTGTCCCTGGGAATACCAGGCTAAAACCTTTTACTTTTCCAACGTCTGGACGATTTCTTCTAAGAGTCCCATATACTGCTAATCTCATTATGCATATCCTACTTCTCTTGGTATGCCTAAATCTAATATATTAAAATCAGTCGAATATGTAGTCAAACAGTTGCAACATTTAATTGCCACTGCATCTTCTTTTCTTCTCGACCAAATAAATACACCAGAATTTTTAAGTTTTGTGTCACATATGTGACACCTCCTATTCCTCGATATCTCTTTTAACTTCTTGAAGTTTCTTGACTTCGGTCCCTTGAATTGCATTTAATTGCTCCTTTGTAAAACCCTGGAATAATGTAATAGATTCTGATTTTTTCTCAGTATCCATCATTCCAGATATTTTCATTAATGTTGTTATAGCAGAAATCTTATCTCTATCGCTTGAATCTTTTTTATCAATCAATTCTCTCATTTCCTCCAATAAATACCTTGGAGTAATTTCTGCTTCTTCTAAATACTTATCTATTTCTTCTCTAATCAAATTTTTCACCCTGCTTGTTTTTAACAGCATTTTTGCTTGACTTTGTGCATATCTTTCGTTATTTGTAGGAAAAGACTTCATATAGGCTTCCACCACGTCTTCTCCTTTTGCTACATACTTTGCAAACAAAAATTCTGAATTAGTTGCATTCTTTCTCTCTCTTCTTCTAACAGAAGGAGATTTTCCTTCAGATGAGAACGTATGCATATTTGTTCGCATAGGTCCTTCCATCTTTACGTTGTCACCACATACGAAGGAACCAATAATGGTTCTAATAAAAGTAGTTTCTTTCTTTCTATCTGATTTTTTTAATACACCAAGATGTAATACTTGACATACCTGTCCATCATCACTAAGAATCCAATTACCTTTATTCGAATGTCGCCAGTTCTCAACCAATCCTATATTTGGGTGGTATTCTCTGAACTCGGCGACATTTTCATATAAATGATGTTCAACTCCTCTAACAATTCGAGTCTTCACTTAATATACTTATTTTTTATCATCTTCGTCAACATCTTTTTCTTTTTCGATTTCATCTACTACGAATTGGATGTAATTGTTGATAATAAAGCGTTTCTCAGCTGCTGCTCTTTCCATTTGCATTAATTCTGATGCAAGTTGGTTTGCTCTAGCATATTGAGCTTGTCCTTCATCGCTTAAGTCACTATTATTGAACTCATACTCTTTTTCATTGAAAAAGATTTTGTTAGGTTCTTGTTTTGAGTTTTTCTTCATTGTTTCTCCTAAATTGGGTTAACTGTTGGTGCAGCGTAATCTTCTATCTTACGATGCAGTCTTTCTAATATAGCTACATCTGCAACATTGTGGTCATAAATGTATTTTAGTGATTTTGCATCACCCCAACGTGCTTTCTGCCAATACTCGGGTTTCACGCGAGTTTTTCCTGCGATACCAAAAAATTCAGTAGCAGCCATTAGAGATGACCTATGTAACTTCAACTTAGACTTTACAACATAGTATAAGTCTTTATGAGACTTTTGTCTATACATAGGAAATTGGGTGCCGTGATATAGAGCTCTTGTTCTAATGAAAGGAATGTCGAACCTTGTTCCATAATACGTCATTATAACGTCATACTTGTTCATTTCATCAACAAGCTGTTCCACGATTCTAGCGTCTTGATTATCAGACATTAGCTCTTCTCTAGTAATCACAGCACCAACTACCTTACCTCCTCTTGGTTTTATACACCAAGACAACATCAAGTCTATATTAGCACTAAATCCAGTAGATTCAATATCTAGGTATCCAATGGTTTTTTCGTGCCCTGTTACGTACCTTTTTGGTTTTCTTAACCCTAGACTTTCAATTTTACGTGTAACAGCCTTATACGTTCTATTATATCCAGCTTTTCTTACTTCTTGATATAATACGAACGCTGATTTAGCTGTACGTTCATATTGGTCTAAGATTCTTACTTCGTCTTCTGTCCATTTAATTGAAGCCATTATTTGCTCCAAGCAGATGAAAAGAACTTTTTCCACCCATTAGCTACTCTTTGCCAAAAGTTTAGCTTTTTAACAGATTTCTTTCTTGTTTTCTTTTTAGCCATTATTTGCTCCATTTCCCTGATTTGACTATTAATGCCATCAAACAATATATTGCTATATCTAAGAACGCATCTTCAATTGGCTCATTCTGAGCCTTGAAGTCGTGTTTGGTTGATAGATTAAGTAGTCGGTTTATTTTATCATTCATTCTTACTATTATACCTAATAAGGATGTATTGATTTCTTTATCATTTTTCAATAATGTACCCATTGCTATGTTATTTGGGCCATAATCGTACTGTTTCTTACAAAAAGTCATATACATATTATTTAACTCTTTTTGAAACATTTCTTCTGTTTCAGGATAATTTTCTTTAATATATCCTACTATATCTTCAGCTGTTGTTGTTTTTTGTGTCATCTTTCGGAAAATCCTCCTTATCCTTAACATCTTCTAAACTTCTTAGTATTTTTAGTTCCTTATCGTATTCTTGCTGCAATTTCTGCACAAGCTCTTTATCTCCTCTTTTCTTAGCTTCTATGATTTTTTTCGTGCTTTTTTCCATAAATAGTCTCCTATTCCCAATTGATGCAGTCCATTTGATAAGGTTTCTATTAATGGTTCATCGTGTTCTATGCCTCTGTTGTAAAAAACGGCGTGCAAGACCTCGTGTATTAAGGTTTCTCTTCTTCTTGATTGTGCTATGTCTTTATTAATAAAAATCATATTATCTTTTACTAAATGACTGCCATATAACTCTTTTGTAGAGTCACTCGCTTTTAGTGTTCTTTCTTGTATAGTATATTCGTGTCCGCCTATATTAAGTTTCATTTTTCTCCCTTCTCGAAGCGTTTCTTTGTTTTTCTTCTTATCCATTCGATTGCATCTTCATATTTTTGTACTTGCTTTTTTAACTGTTTTTGATATTTTTTATCCTGTTGTATCTCTTCTTTAGAGAAATCAGGGTCTAAGTGAGGTACTTTTTCGAAGTGCTTTTCTATGATAGCTTCTGCTTCTTCAATTAGTTGTTTTTTTGATGGTTTTTCGGCCATTGTGTACGTAAGTTACAACTAAATCAATACACAAGTCAACAACTAAATTAAAATAATTAAAAATAAATAATTTAAAAAAGATGTTGACAAAAGGAAAAGAAAATGTTTACCTTTAATACTCGGTGCTCGTAAAAAAATTAATCTTTACTATCTTATTTATTACTTAATACTCAATACTCAGAGTAACGCGACAAATTTTCCAAAAAAAAATAATTTTAATCAAGAAAAAAATATTATTTCAGAGTATTTCCCCGAAATTTTACAAAAAAGTTGAAAAAAACATCCCATTCTCAAAAAAATGCAGGATTTTGTGTGTGCCTCTTGTATTTCACAAGGGCGTCGGGTTTTTTAGATTTTGCAAAATAGAGAATTACGTTGAAAATCGAAAATGGATTTGACACAAAACGCCCTACAACGTCCCATAGTAGCCGTTAGGGACGAAGCAAGGCGTTAAGCGTGGTATGATATGACTATTATTTAACTATCATATATTTACTTCTTCCTATTTTCTCTATTCTTCTTTCAAAGTCACCACTATCTTTCACCCATACCAACAAGTTACGTCCACTACGTATTAGATTTGTATATATTGCCCAAGATAGCATAGTATCGTGAAAACACCCGTCACCATTACGCTCACAACATACATCTTCCATTATACCTATATCCGTGTTGTTTGTTGTTTTACGCCAATCTTTAAACAACCAATCAACGTTTATGTTTTCAACTACCTCAACGAAGTTATTATCACCTTTATATTCAAAAGATATTACTTCACTATCTACGTTCAACGTAGCATATACTTTTAATTCCTTATTGTAGTATATGTCTATATAAGGATTATCTAACTTAAATTGCTTATATTCGTCGTGATTGAACTTTTGATTATACTTACTTAATAGGTAAGGACGAAACGATGGAATAGACGTTTTTAGCTCCCTAAACCCGTTAGTTTCTAACAACTCTAAACAAAACCACCCAATAGTAGATATTCTATTATCCTCATCATTATACTCATCTCTATTCATTTCATTATCATACATCATAATCATACTCCTAATTTAGTTTGTTAAATTAACGTAAGTTAATAAGGCTTTTTTTCAATGTCAATACTATTTGTTATTTTTTTTTATTTGTTCATATCTACTCTCAACAACCTATAAAATGTATTTTTTAATCAAAACTACCCCGAATTAATGCTAAATGCAGCGCTATACAGAAAATGGTGCTGTACAGAGGACTATTTTTATTATGCTAGACAGAGCTTCACTAAATTTTCTGCAAACCTAAACTATTAAACCGACCAGTCGGTTTGGTCGCACAGTGCGCACTATTTTAATCTTGCTTTTTTCTCAGGAATTTAGTAATATAATAATGCCCTCAGGGTGTATTTGACAATTTGAGTTATCCACAAGTTATCAACATAATTTAATTAAACAATAAGGAGTATGATATGTTAATAGAAAAGATAAATGAAGAACACTATCCAATGAATGAAGATATTCAATGTGAATATTGCGGTGAAGATAGTAATTACAAAGCCAAGGGTTGGAAGATGTCAGATGATGGTAGCACCATAGTCTGTTCAGAACACGACTGCTGGGTTAGCTACTATGAAGATAAGGAGTTTGCAGCAATAGCACTCATAAAAATAGTAGAACTTGGTGAAGACACCAAGGAATATTGGGATTGGGTTGCAAACTACCATTTTGAAGATAACCCTTCTTACAAATAATAATACCCTCCTCACAAAAGCCTCAGGACCCGTAATCCTGGGGCTTTTTCTTTATATAAAATAATCAATAGAACACAATGCTATACAGATGATGGTGCTATACAGGAGATTATTATTTTAACAGCTAGACAGAGCTTGGCTCGGGGCTAAAAGTTATCCACAAGTTATCCACATCTATTATTTTATCCCTTCCCTCCCGCACCGCCCTTTCAATTTACGCGTTTTAAAAATAAAAGTCAAGTGTTTTTTTAATTATTTTTTGCGTCTCAAAATATGGTATGCCCTACTCAAATTTACGACTTATAAATATAAAAGTCAAGGAAAAAATAAAAAAAGGGCAAAAAAAGACGGGACAAAAATATGTCCCGTCTCTCTTCTCTCTACTTAATTAGACTTCGTTGTCGTTGTCCCATTTAGTAGAACAAGTAGGATAAGCGTCAACTTCTTCTCCTCCATTTTTCACTTTCGTTGTCTTTATATCCTTATTACGTAAGAAGGTAGTTATTTTAGTTCCAAGACTTCTATGTTGAGAAACCATTTCCGTCAGTTCTTCCCTATCCTTACCTTCTAACATTGAGAAAATAGCACTTTCAATTTTAGAAGATACGGCTCTTCTCTTCTTACCTTTTTCGTGGTAAGTCTGATGATGTAGTTTTTCTTCACTTAAAAGACGTTCTTCCTTCTTTTTTAGTCTATTTTCTTTTTTAGATATAATATCCTTTGAGACATTCGCCTTTTTAAGTGCCTCCAACTCTGCGTTATCTTCGGCAATTTCAACCCAACGTTCTTCGAAACCCTGCAAATATTTTTTCCATTGTTCCGTTGACATTGGTTTAGTGTTATTTACTTCTACTTCTAACTCCACGCCTTTATTTACTTCACTCATTTGTTTCTCCTTTTGAGTAGTTTAACTTATACAATAATATAAAGACGTTATTTTTAAAAAGCAAGTCTTTTTTTATATTTATTTATTCGACGTTTAGGGCTACTATACCCTCCCACGTCCACCCTGCAATTTAACGATTTAAAATTACAAAGTCAAGAGTTTTTTTATTTTTTTTTAAAAAGTCCGAAATTTACGAAAACTTTTTGACAATGTCAACAATTAAATAATCTTTTTTTTTCTACGACGAATTGCAATTTTTTATTGTCGCTAGACATAGCTTGTTCGACGAAACTATTATTTTTATAGTCGCTCGACATAGCAATACGACGGATAGTATTTATATTTGCCAGATAGAGCAATATCTAAAACGACGGATAAAATTTATTTATATTCTTTTATTGACATTTATTGTAGAATTTACTATATTCACTTATGGACAAAAAACCATTAAAAATTAGAACATTAACCGACGGGAGAGGATATGAAAACCGACGAATTATTAGTAGAAGATAGATTAGTAGGTTGTTCTTGTTGCGACGGAACTGGTAAAGTAGCCGACGATAGACAAGACATAACAGACGAAACACCCGATTTATCTTTTGAGATACAAAAAACAGACGACGGGACATTTGATACTATAACGACGTATTATATTGAAGGCGAGAAGGTAGAAATTGCGTCCCCAAAGTATACATTGAAAGACGTTAAAGATACCTTTACACGTCAAATCAGTTATGTATGTTTTGACATTATAGAAGAGAATAACGACGATAAGAATATACAATGGATTTTAATAGAGTTGATTATAGAAGGACGTTCATATAAACTACACAGACGTATTAACAAGCGTAACGGCGACGTCAATATTTCAACACATTACAAACAAGAAGAATTTATCGACGAACAATTTAGGATATTAAATAATTCAACGTTCGATAAGTTATACAGACAAAGTAGATAATAAACGTCTTGACAATGTTAAAAATAAGACGTATATTAATTAAAACAATAAAGGAGTAAGAGATGACGAAACGACATTTTATAGGAATTGCTAATTGGTTAATTAGACATAAATTATACAATAAGACGGAATTAGTAGACGATTTATGTATTATGTTTAGTAACTGGAACTCACGTTTTAGAACGTCGAAATTTAAAGCGTATTTAGACGCTTATGGAGATAGTTATGAAGATTAAACATTTAACATTAAACGACGGAAGGAGATAGTTATGGACTATAAAAAACTTTTATCACGTCTGATAGATAGTGGATTATTAGACGCTGAATTGGTTTTAGATATGCTAATTAAAGCTATATCGAGCGACGATATAAAAGACATATTACGTAATAATGATATGTTAGATTTAGTCGATAGTTTCGAGAGAGAAGACGAAGATTTATACCTTTAAGACGGATAAAATCTTTTTGTATTTTTTCCTTGACATTGTCATATTTTATTATTATATTATGTGCGTGGGAGAGAGAAAATACATTATGTCGACTTTAAACGTCGAAACAATATTAATTGGCGTCGTAGGTTTTTTACCTCTTTTTGACTTTCCTCTTTTTCCTACGACGTCAAAAAAATTAAATAGGGAGATATAAAATTATGTGTGGAATTTATGGAATAGCAAAATCACCGACGTCTGATTTGTCAGATAAGGACTTTAATAAGTTAAAAAAAGCAATTAAATTGATTGCAATAGATAGTGAGATTAGAGGCAATCAGTCGTCGGGAGTTGCTACTATTGGGACGAACTCAATGATTTATAAGACGTTAGATGAAAGTAGTAAATTTGTTAAATCTAAACACTTTCGACGAGCGTTAAAGGAATTAAAAGATAATAATATATTATTAGGACATACACGTTTTGCGACGGAGGGAGCGTTAGTAGTCGACAATGCACACCCGTTTCAAGTCGGTAATACAATAGGAACGCACAATGGTTGCGTTTATAATATCGACGAAATGCAAAAGAAATTAGGGAAGAATTGTCCCGTAGATAGTCAATTAATATTTAAATCAATCGACGTCAATTCAGATATTCAGAATGCCGTTAAACATTTTGATAGCGACTTTGCATTGGCATACGTTAAAGACGATATAAACGTATTACATTTATGTAGAGAAGAAAATCGTCCGTTGTATATTGGTTACTGGAAGGACAAACAAATACTATTTTATGCGTCAGAAGAAGATTTTTTAGAAGACGCTTTTGTAGAGTTAGATATGGATATAGAGACGTTTCCATTAGAGACTAATACATTGTATAGTTACGACGTTACAAAATTCGATAAGGACGGAACGAATAGAGTTAAGACGGAATTTGAATATGAGAGTAGATTTGTATCGATAGTAAATTATAGTAAGTTAAATAATTATTCGACGTATACTTCACCTTATAGTAAATGGAGTAGTCATAGCGAAACGGACTACGATAAGTGGACATATAGAGACGATACATACGATTATTACGACGAAAATGGAGATTTGAAAAACGAATTATTAGATTACGACGACTTTGATTATTCTAAAATTAGAGAGAGTAATGAATATTTAGACGCAATAGATGAGTTTAACGACGAGGAAGATAATTGGAAACTTCAAAAATGTTCTCAATACTACGACGAGAGATATAGAAAAGAAGACGATAACTGGTTTTATGACGAACAAGAAAAGCGTTGGTATTACGTCAAAAAAGACGGAAGTTTAGTCAAAGAAGAAGATTTAAGATTTGGAGATATACAAGAATACGACGATAAGTGTATGTATTGCGACGAAGAAATAGTAAAAAATGTTTGTGGTTGTTATATCGACGACGAACAAACAGAAATTCCATATAGTAAATAATAGGAGTAACAAATGCCAAGAAGAAATAACGACGAGACAGAAATAAGAATAGAAAATTGTGATTGTTGTAACGACGACGTAAATGTATTGGAAGAAAATTTGGTAAGAGTTGGAGACGGAAACGACGTTTGCCAAGATTGTTACGACAATTCTTATAGGACTTGTTATTCTTGCGACGACGATACACACGAAGATTACATAACTTATTCTGAAAGTCACGGAGAATATTATTGCGAAGATTGTTATAGAGAGAATTTTAATAGTTGTTACGATTGTGGTAATGAAATTCCCGTCGACGAAGTATATTATAATCGAAACGACGAGCCACTTTGCGAATATTGTTACGACACAAGCGACGAGTTGCCTGAATGGGAAGTCTTTGATAAAGATTATGTAGAACATAATAAAGATTTTATACACCCGTCAAAACAATTATACGATTTCGACGACAATGGAGAAATAGTAAAGTCGAAGTCAATCAATAAAGATAGTTTAAAAGACTTTATAGATAATTCAGATACCACTTTAAAAGATAGCTTTAAAAAGATAAAGTCGAGACGATACGTAGGGAGTGAAATAGAATTTAACCATAATGGAGTAACGTCTGATGTGATTGAGAGAGAATTGCATAGAGATTTATCTTATAAGAATAGATTACACGACGACGATATTGACAGAGGGACGGGACATATAGAACACGACGGAAGTATAACGTCGGACGATTGTCCATACGGACACGAGTTAGTATTACAACCACGTCGAGGAGATATTTTCTACGACGATATGAAAACAATAACTTCGACTTTAAAAAGTAACAATATTGACGGATTTGTATCTTCCCGTTGTGGTTACCATATACATATAGATACAAGAGACTTCGATTGGATACATTGTGCAATATTAACGTCGCTTGTTAAGTTATCAGAGCCACATATTTTTGCAAGTTTGCCGTCGTCAAGATTGCAAGGACGTTGGAGTTATCCCGTCAGTCAGACTTGGGACGCTTTTAAATATGCGACGAGTAGAGACGAGTTTGTAGAATTTTGGTATGACAATGGACATTATACGAACGACAAGTATAACGACAAAAGATATCACGGATTAAACTTCCACCCTAAATTCCAAGCGAACGGAGGCGTCGAAATTAGATACCATAGTGGGACGTTAAATCCTAATAAAATGTTACATTGGAATATATTTTGGACACAGATGTTTGACACGGCACGACGAATAGGAGACAACATTATAGACGAGTATAAGGAAACAAGCGTCGTTGAAGGATATAGGAAGTATTTAGATAGTATCTCAATTCCAATACAATTAGATAAAGACTTATCAGACAGAGCAATTCTATTACACGACACTTGGTATGACGTAAAAAGAAATGGAGATAGCACAGATATCGACGAATACAGAGAAGTATCGAATAGTATAATGGACTTACTACAATTTTCAAAAGACGATAGAGACGACTTAATTGCCGTTCCACAAGCCGTCTACAATTTAGGAATAGGGAATAATTATAGAGGTAGAGAAAATAACCCTATTATATCAAAAAATAGTATGTATAAAATGATTGAATTACCGACGGATAGTATAGAATACTTTGAGGATAGATTTGAAGAAATAAACAATAGTGAAATGACGGAGAATAATCATTTATACGATTGTTACAATAGAACAAATAGAGTAGTAGAGTTTAACGAAACGACGAACAATTTTGAAACAATAGACTACTTAAATCACAGATTAGTCAGAATATCAGACGTTGGAGATATTTCTTCGAGAAGAATTAAACCAATAGATTTGAGTTATATGACGAATAATAATTACATAACAATATAAAAATAGTAAGGACAAGATAATGATTAAAGATAAAGATTACAATTTATTAGAAGAAATAACGTCTTTAAAGAATGAACTAAAATTCAATGAAGATAATCCTATAAAGACACGTAAAGAAATATTAGATATTTTTTGTCAGTTAGGTATATATAAAAAACCATCTCTTGATTTACACGCTATTCCAATGGGAGACGATAGACGTAGAAATTTAGTCAATGACGAAATTCACGAATTTTTTAATTCTTTTTATTCTTCTATTGTAGAAGAACATAATAGAGTTGGAGTAGAAGATAGTTTTTATTCACAATGGACTAATAACGACTATTATGAAAAATGTTTTCAGAGATTTTTAGACAATATACCAAGTTTTATTAGAGAAGTATTGACAAAAACGACGGGAATTGAAGAAAATATAAAACTTTGTTTTATTCTTGTTTTAAATAAGTTAATATCCACTTATATTTTAAATTCTTCAAAAGTCTTAAAAGATAGGGACGTTGAATTAGTATATAATGCTTTACAAGTCTTAAACAACAAAATAAAAAATAAACTTGAAACGTCTTCAAATTTATTATGGAATATTGGAGTTGAAGGATTTAACGACGCTTTCCAAGAAGAAAATAGATATTACGATAGTGAAGATTTAGACGATTACAATGGAAGAGTTGAACGTAGCCACGAGCAAGAATATAGTCGGTTAGCTTATAGTATGTATGAAACATTAAGAGCTACAAGAGACGATATAGCCGAGTATAGCGACGTTTACGATAATGAAGATTAAAAACGACGAAGGAGACGACAATGATACTACAAAATAGTATAGAAAATAATAATATAAACATAAGCAAGTCAGACGTTCTTGAATTTATAGAAATAAGAGATAGTGGAGAATACAATATGTATAATCCCGTTGTAAGAAAAATGATAGGACTTGACAAAAGGGAATATAAATATTTGTTAAATAATTTCGACGAAATTTGCGACAGATATGGAATTGATGTTTAACTAAAAGGGAGAATGATATGACAATAGGCGACGTCAAATTGGCGTCGCCAAATAATTTAAACGGAGAGATAAATGACTGAACAAGAATTTATAAATGAATTAAGAGAAATTTTAAACCATAGAGATATCAAATGGATAAACCCTTCTTCCGTATATTTCAGAATAGACGAAGATACTAATAAAATTATATTAGACGACGAAGAAATGCTAAATGAATTTGAAGAAGAAATTAGAATAATTCAGACAGAAGTTGCTAAATTTAACGAAGGAATAGAGGACGCTATTAGAGAGAAGAATTTAGATTACGCTATGGACAATATGACGAATGATTTAGTATATGACGAAGAAAATGAACAATGGACGAATGAAGGCTAAATAATGGAAATAATATTACTATTAATATTTGGAGTATGGTTAGTATATATAGTTATTAAGGAGAAAATAAAACTATGAAAAAAGTAAAAGACATAATAAAATCGACGATAAAAGAATTAGAAAAAGAATATGGTATGTCTTACGAGGATATGTATAATTGTTATTTAAAAAATGACGAGCCTTTAAGATATCACGTGGGAGTTAGCTATGTGGAGGGAATGGAGAGAGTATTAAGATTAATGGAGAATGAAAATGAATAGAGATAGGAGATTATTAAATAAAATAAAAGACACTTGTAAACTTACAATAAAATATAATCAAAAAGATATAGATTATGTTTGGGAAAATAGCGACAATGACGGAAGATATTACGACGAGGCAAGTGAAGAAGTTGCTAAATTGGAAGGTGGTAGAGACGAGGCTTATACAATATTAAAAATGATAGAAGAACACTTTAAGGAGACTGAAAATGAAACAAGGTAAAAACTATGAACTGAAATATGTAAAGAAAGACTTTGCAAACTTTTTAGACTTTTATTTAAGTCAAACTATGTCGTTAGAACAAATGGACGACTGGGCAAAGA